TATTAATTAATTAATTAGTAGATCATTTCCTTAGTTATAGTATTTTCAGCTTTACCTTCCTTGAGTACTTGGAGCAAAACATTATTCAATTTCTGAACCAACAAACTAAAATTATCGTCCTTTGTTTGATTGTAAATCCTTTCTGCAGTAATTATAAATTTTTTCACCTCCACCAAATTTGTAAATACTGATGGCATTAAACCTAAAACTGCTTGTAATGTGGGTGTGTAGACATTAATCTTATCAACTGTCAATTCAAAATCTTCGGGTATGGGTTTGCCTTGTAATATATCTTCAACTGTGATCATTTTTTCTTTTAGTTGTTTGAGTAGATTATTGTAACTATCAAATGCTTTACCTTTAGGTCTCTTCTTAATCTGAATTTGAAAAGTGGGTCTCTCTAATTCTAACACATAAAATGTTACGCCCTGTTTAAATTTGATACTTTCAAAGGTTGAATTAAATTGGAAGAAATTTTCTTCTAGTATGGGTTCCTGTATGCCAGACAAGCAACTCTCACTAACAATGGGTATATCAGTAGTGTCTACAATGAAATAATCACCTTTATCCTTGTCTCTGTTATGTAGTCCGTTAACTGTAGTTTTTTTTCTTTTAAAGCTTTTAGATATTTGTTCGTACCCACATCTTTTTACATTATATAAAGTTGCCACTAGAGGCTTATACCTAGATATATTCTCCAACATATATTTAAAGGGGTTAACTTGTAATGTGGCATTATACATCAATTCAACGATCTGTTCTACCCTGTCATCAATACTGATTGGTTTAGTTTGGTAAAGATTCTCATCCATTTTTTCAATACGATCACGATATAAATCAATGGCCCTCTTGATTATTTGTTTTTTTTGCTGTGCATCAGGTTCAAGGTTCAATTTCTGCATCCTTGTATTATAAGTCCTAGTAATTCTTTCTATTAGGAAATTAGGTATGAAACGAGTGTCATCTTTCCTTTCTTCTGAATTGTAAGTTATTATTCTTGAATCTTTTTTTTCATAAAAACCCTCTATGGTAGCTGAAGTTATACCATATTTTTTCCTTAAGAAATTGTCATATGCATCACTACAGAATTCACAATAAACATTCTCTCTACGTTTGACATATTTCTCATCACTTAATAATGAGATAAGTAAATTAGCTACTTCTGTTTGGTTTTTCTCCTCCATATGTTTAATCTGATATAATTTCTTAGTGTAATCGCTTTCAAGATTCATTTTAACTTTAACTCTTGACTCCAATTTTTCCATAATTAGTCGGCTAACCTCTTGTATTGGTATGTTATGGTTGAGCGGGGAAAACACTAATGTAGGAAACCTAAGACCTTTAAACCAAGAAGATTCTCCAGTATAAATTAATTGTTCAAAATACTCTCTAGGCACACCCAAATTTTTGATTTTCTTTTCATAATTAATGGAAATAAAACTGTCTTTTATATATTTGAGTAAATGTCGGACTAATTTAATACCACAATTGGGACATTCAAAGGTATCAAGGGAACAGGGAATAGGATCTATGACTTCATCTCCAAGTATCAAATATTTTAATATAACACCTATGTTATTAAAAAAATTGTTGTTGGCCCAACCATACACTGAGTAAAAATCATTGAAAATTTCCTCACGAGTCTTATTAGAGGTGGCTAAAGCATCATCACCTGACACACTTGCTTCACTATCCATTTTTGTTGCATATTTGATCAACAGTAACATCAAAAAAGTATTGAGGCATGTAGTATAGACAGAACCTGAAGCCAATTTATAACCTATGTCTAAAGTACAATAGTGGTATTTCTTCTTATCTATTACAAAATCATAGTCTATAAATGAATGTCCCTTGCAAAATTCAGTGAGTATGACTTCAGGATCAACAACTTCAGCAAACCTATGTGAATACATTTTAACTACTTCTTGTATCATATAATCCCATGATTGACGTAAATAAGCGTTGTGGCTATTATCAAAACCGCTACAGTCAAGAGTAATATTATATTTTTTTTTCAACATTTGAGATATTTCATGTTGCTTCTCTAAATTGGATAGTCCCACTGCATATTGATGGCCAAAAACATCATACATCATTGATCTAATAGGTTTCTCTAGGAGGAGTGTCAAAAACTTTGAGTATGATTCAGGATTGCATATTTGTCTAACTTTGTCCAATATTCTTTGTACTTCCGATTTATTATGCTGATTATAATGTCCTGTGAGTTTCCTTAATTGATAAACAGTGCTTTTGTTAAAATATGGTATAGCTTCTAATTGTTTTGCATAATTTTTAATAGAGACCAAAACATCACGTGGTGTGACAAAGAGGAATTTATTAGCGGCTTCGAGGAATTTTTCATGATAATTTTTCAAATAGAAATCAAATAGTGAGTTTGCTATTCGTGGAATTGGTACTGAAGCTTGGTATAATACTTTTCTAATACACATTAATTTGTTGATGGGACATTGATTGTATATTTGGAAATCTGTCATGGCTTTAGGGTCTATTCCATTGAGTTTCTCAGCAGCTACTCCACCACATTTGCAAAATCTGGCCATTTTCTTCCTCATAGTAGCATAATCATCAGTAACTTTTGCGAATTTTTCCAAGTTTTTCTTATCATATTTGATATCATATCCATTGAAATTAACCCAACGACAATTAGGGGGGAGTGCATATTTATCCCAAATAGCGGGTGGAGTACATAAATGCCTAATCCCATTCTTTTCAACATCTTGTTTATCATTCGTAGCTATTAACTGATTTAAACCCCTACATACAAATTTCGGGCAAGTGGGTAGTTTACTAAACCTCCTTTCAACTCCAAGTTCTGAAAGAACAAATTTGCTACAATCTTTTCTTAATA